TCGGGCTCGCTGACGGCCACACGGTCGGCTGCCGGCGCCGGGGGTGCCCGCCGCAGACGCGGCTTCTCGGGCTCCGGGGTGGCGTCGGCGACGAGTGCCGGCTCGCGTGCGTCGGCGGTCGCCTCGGCCTCGGCCTCGGCGTCGTCGTCAGTCGCGGCCTCTTCCTCGGTCGCGGCCTCTTCCTCGGCCTCTTCCTCGTCGGCCTCGGCCTCGGCCTTGACTTCCGGCTCTTCGACCGATGCGGCGATTTCGTCGATGCGGCTCTCGAACGACTCGGCCGCGTCCACGCGGGCCTGCGTCTCGGCCTTCAGCGCCTTGATCGCCTCCGCGCCGGCCTCGTACTGCTCGATGATCTGGTCGGCGGTGAGGTCGCCGAGGTACTCGGCGTCCTTGTCCTTGATCTTCTGGTGCCCGACCATTGCCTCGTCGAGCAAAGCTGCGAGCTCGTCGTCGGACAGCGTAGTGATGTCCTTCGGGAGCGTCGGGAATAGCCCATCCATGTGAACTCCTGTCGTCGCGTTATGTAACGCGCCGTTTCTCTATGGATCGGGCTGACGCCGGTTGGCCGCTAAGGACCGTTTGCGCTGCGTGCCTTATACCACAGTCGGCCGGACGGACTACGCTTTTGACCAGTCGTAGGCGCCGGCGTCCTCGGCCAAGTGCGCGGCCGTGCGCGGAACCGCCTTGCTGTGAGCTGACCGCTTCCCGATGGTCGAGTCCACTTCGTCGGGGTGCTCGATGATCGAGGGAACGCAGGCGTAGACAGCCTGCCGAGTGACCATCTTCCACCGGCCCCCAACGGCGTCATCCGAGCGAGGTTCGCCCCTAACGCCCGGTAGTTGTGACCCTCCCTGTGTCCATTCGAGGAACTCTTCGGCCTTCGCTCGCGGCCAGAGGACGGCGACGACGGGAAGGAACGACCGAAGCGCCAGCCTGACGTAGCGGCGGTCGTCGGTGAGGGCGCGGCGGGCCTCCATCGAGGCGTCCCGAGGGAGCCGGCCGAGGAAGAGGCACACGGGGGCGTTCGGGTGGGCCTGCGCGATCTGCTTGACGGCCTTCGCGAAGTGCGGGGCGGGAACCGTATCGTCCTGCACGATTAGCAAGTGCGTCACAGCATGTGGAATGTCGGCGAGGCACTTCTGGTAGCCGCCCCACGGCGACGGCGGCACGGACTCGTGCGTGACGACCTCGATCTTCAGCGGTCGCAGGCCGCGCTTCAGCGCAGGGAGCAGCTCGGCCCGCGACGGGTGGTGCTGGATGCGAGCGAGGATCAACCCCAAACGTGCGCCATGTAGACGCATTGGGCGAGCAGGATCAGCGCGAGCAGAACCTCGGCCAGTCCGATCTTGAACGTCATCAGTCCCCCCCTCCGCAGCCGAGCGCCTTGCCGCGCTTGGCGATGTGGGCCTCGACAGCAGCGCGCTTTCCCGGCGACGTGCGTCCGATGGCCTGCCGTGCGTTCGACCAGTCGGAGCAGTTGCGGATCGGGTAGCTGCCGTCCGACATCGCGGCGCCCGTGCCGGCGAGCCGCTGCCGTTCCTTCGCTGAGAACGTCGCCGCGACCATCGCGTCGTAGTCGCCCTCTTCCTCGATGCCGGCCGCGATCAGATCGCGCCGACGAATGAAGCTGCGGTCCGTGACCGGCGTTTCCATCTCTTCCCCTTCGTCCGAGAAGCCCTGAAGGATCAGGGCGTCGATTTCTCCCGAGTCGGCGGCGGCGACCATCGCCGGAATCCCGTAGCCGGGAACCGGGACGGCGAGCGCGCCGACGAGCTCGAGGTTGTGGTTCAGATTGCGCCAGTCGCCGGACGGCAAGTTGGCGCGGAGGTCGCGGAGCTGCTCCGGGCTGATGTCGCTTCTGACGGCCCCGGAAAGAAAGATGCCGTGCTTTCCGTCTCGCGCTCGGACGAAGGCGCCGACGGAGCCCGTCTTGTCGTAGTGCGTCGAGGCCGCTTGCAGCGTCGCGCGGAGGTCGGCGTGACGCGCCTGCGAGCCGACGACGACCTTGCCGACCGGGATCGCGGAGCCGTCCTCGAGCTCGAGCTGGCCGAGATGGAACATGCGGTAGGACGTGTTCGAGCGCGGCGGCTTCACGCAGGAGCTATCCCTGCCGTTCACCATGCCGGCGTGACAGCCGTTCCAGGGGGCGAGATGGCCGTGGATGCGTCCGTCGGCCTCGACGGTCAGCGGCTCGGCGAAGTCCGGCTCGGGCTGGTCGAACCAGTCGGCCGGCGGCTTGAGCGGAGCGGTCACAGTTGGGCCAGCTCTCCCATATCGAGGGCGTGCTCGACGTGGCTCGCGAAGCCGGGGGGAAGGTCGGGCGTGTTCGGGTCGAACAGCGTCCGGGCCGCATACGCCTCGAGCAGCTCGCAGAGGACGGTCGTGTTCGACGCCGGGACGCCCCACTCTTCGAGGGTCGCGCGGAAGTCGTCGGTGCCGCCGTGGACGAGCTGGATCGGGTCGCGCTTCGCCATCTTCTCAAGCTGATCCGCGATCCCCTGCATCCCGAGGACAGAGGCGACGATGGCGTTCGGGACGCCGTTGATCGAGTCCTGACACTCGGAGCAGCGATGCTCCTGCGTCGCGGTGCGGAGACGGGCGCCGGCCTTCGACCGACACTGACGCAGGGCCATGTGCGCGGCACCGTTGATCGACGCGATGCGCGCTTCCTGCCGGGAGACGACTCGCCCATTCGTGGGCGCTGGCGGCGTTCCCGGCTGAGCCTGATGCACTCCTGGCGGCGCGGTCGGGCCTGCCACCGGGGGCGCCTGCTTCTCGAGCCCTGCGACCACCGGGTCGCGTGTCTTGAGCCCGAACACGAAGTCTTTTTCCTCGGTCGAGGGGGCCATATCTTCGGGGATGCCCTTCAGCTTGCGGTAGCCCGTGAACGAGATGGCCGCGCGATCCATCGCCTCGTCAGCGACGGCCGTCTGATCCGGCGACACGACGACTTGCGAATCGTCGTAGCCGATGTAGATGTCCTCGTAATCCTCGTTCTCTTCCTTCAGCGCCGGCCGAAGGTAGGCGTCGTTCATATCCATCGCGAACTGGTCGGCGAGCGGCTTCCCGTGCGTCTGCCACATATCGAACTTCACTTGCTGGCCCGTCCAGTGGTTCGCGTCCGACAGTCCCTTCAGGGCTTCCGGCGGGAGGTCGAGGCCGAGGGCGAGGCGGTCGATGGCCTCGAGCCGTAGGTCCTTCTCCATGTAGTCGGTCGCCGTGTTGTGCAGCTCGATCCAGCGCACCCGGTCGATGTAGTCGTAGCCGCCCTCCATGTAGAGCGGCGTCTGCGCGGAGGCTGAGCCGGGGTCCTGAATCTGCGCCGTGATGTGCTCGACCAGCTTCTGCGTGAATACGTTGAGCTCGGGGTCCTCGTCGAGCCCGTCCTCCGGGGGAGCAGGGGCAATCTCTGACGGGACGACGATGATCCCCTTCAGCACGCGCGAGACGGCGGTCGAACGCACGGCGGCGGTGAGCAGGATGAGCTCTTCGGCGATGTCGAGGACGGCGCGCAAAGGCGAGTCGGCGCGGTCTGACCACATCGGGTGCGGCGTCCACATTCGGTAGCCGACGCCGACCTCGGTCGTCAGCCCGCCGAACGAGTCGCGGCGCGTGCATTTTCCGGTCTGATCGTCGATCCTGACTTCGCCGCGCCAGAGGAACCGCCACCGCTCGCCCGAGTAGTCCTGGTCGTTCAGATCGGTGCCGAGCAGAACACCCTCGCCGGTGACGAACATGAGTCGGCCGTAGTCGTACTGGATGCGCTTGCGCCCGCCGCCGGGGTCCTGAATCCGGTTGAGCAACTCCACGGCGGGGCCGTCCTTGATCTGCTCGAGTTTCCCTTCGGCGTTCAGCTTGGCCGGCCAAAAATCGACACGGCTCAGCATCCTGGCGTAGAACTGGGAGCAGAAGCGAATCTCGCCCACGTTGTCGTAGAAGCCGAGCGCCCGGTACTGCCACAGCTCTTCCTGGCGCTTCTGGTACTGCGCGTTGTCAGGCGTCAGCTTCGCCGCTGAAGCGACGAGCGATGGGCGCGGTGCGCGCCGCCTTCTCAGTTGCACGGTTGCCTACTTCGCCGGTTCAGCGGGAGCCGGCCGAGGCTTCTTCTTGCATCCACAGCCCACGGCCGGGATTGTAGGGGTGAACGTCGGACGACGCTAGTCGGTCAGACGCTCGACGAGCGGCAGAAGCGCCGTGACCGCGATGGCGCTCGCGGCGATGATCGCGCCGTGCGGCCAGAGCTGGAAGGCGCCCCACCACATGAGCGCGATCCAGAACCCGGAGCAGTACGGGCACTCCACGAACTCCGTGATCTTCACGCCCTGCCGCTCCACGATGACCTTGCGTGGCCGGTTCGCGATGTCGTCGCGGGAGACGAGCACCCATGTTCGCCACGCGGCCAGGGAGAGCAGGACGACCTCGTACCAGCTAGGGATCGTCATTTCTTCTTCTTGGGCCGAGGCGGAGCGAACCCCACGGGACGTTTCTTCTTCTTGCGACCGACGTTTTCGCTGACGGCAAAGGCCGATCCCGTGCCGAGTTTCGCGGCCCACTCTAGGTCAGGAAGATGCGTGGAAATACGTCACCACTCCGTCCGTGAGGCTCAGGCCCGGAGGCCATTTCCGTTCGCTGATCTGGACCTTCTCGTCCGGCCACATGATCGAGTCCAAGTGCCGCCGGTTGTGGAACTTGCCGCCGTCGGCCTCGACGTACCGCTGGTAGCGCGTGGCGCGCTCGGCTTCGTTCGCCCACCCGAAGTGCAGAACCTCCGTGCCGGTCGGCCTCGGTCGGCGCATCCCTCGGATCGCCATTGGCTCGCGACCGCACGCGAGGGCGCGATCCTGAATCCGCCACAGAGAGGGGTCGGGGTCCTTCACCGTGTAGAGGATCGGGACGGGATGCTCGCGCCAGCCGCCGTCCTGCCGGATGCCGAGATGCTTCCCGTCCATCGTCCAGACCTCTTGCATGATGAGTTGGCCGAGCGGGAGCGGCAGCTCGCAGAACTGGCGGATCATCTGGCCCTTCGCGACGAACTCGTCGGCGTCGATGGCGAGGACGTGCGTCGGCGTCTGCTCCATCGTGAAGTCCAAGAGCGCCTGACGGCGGCGTCCCTCGTGGGCGGCGAAGAATCCGTCCTCCGCGTCGATGTGCTTCACGACCATCCGGTCGTCGGCGTTGTCGTCGAGCCACTCGCCGGTTCGGTCCGTGGAGCCGTCGTCGAGGACGGCCACGAGGTCGCAGAACTCGCGGAGGCTTCCGATGCACGCTTGGAGGTAGCGGCCGAGCTCGTTCTTCACGATCAACGAGGCGACGAGGTTCACTTCGGCCACCACTCCCAGTAGTCAGCGCGCTCGTGGTACTTCCCCCACGGCCTCGCCCACTCCTTCTCGATGTACCGCTGCGCCAGCTCGTCCCACGGATCGAACGGCACGCGGTCGAGCGACACGACGGGGAGGTCAGGGTTGATCCACCCTCGGACGGGGTTGTATTCGTGCTGCCATTCCGTGAACCCGTACCGGCCCGTGGCTTCGACCATGCGCGTCCGACGCCGGAACGCATCGACCTTCAACAGTCCGACGCCGCCCATGTGCGACCCCGGCTCGAAGCGGTAGATGCCGTCCCACTCGGGCGTGACCGGCAACCCTCGGCCAGCCTCCATGCCGAGCAGCTCGACGGTCGGGTCGCCCTCGATCACTTCGAGCATCGCCTCGAGCCAGCCGGGGGGGACCACGATGTCGTTGTCGATCTTCGCGAACCAGTCGGCCTCGGAGCGGGAGACGTAGAGGTTCATCACCGCCGGCGGGGAGTGGCGCTCGTTCTGCCAGAACTCGCACTCGACGGGCGCGTGGAGGGACATATGCGAGAGGAACTTCTCGGTGCCGTCCTGCGAGTTGTCGTCGTAGATGATGAGTTTCGAGACGCGATCCCAGTCGGTGTTCTGTAGGAGCATCTCGAAGCTGAACTCGGTGAACTCCAAGCGGTTCCAGGCGACGTAGAGAATGTCTAGCGACACTTCGCCACCAGCTTTCGCATCTCGGCTCGCTCAGGAACATGCTCGGGCTGCTTCCACATTCGGTCGGGGGCTGACGCCCAGGGAAGATCGCTGTGAGCCACATCGACAAGGATGCGCTTCGTGAGTGACGTGAACACGATGTCGCACGTTCGCATGAACTCGTCGCGGCGGATTGTGAATCCGTCGGTCCAGAAGTCGATCCACTCGCCGCCGTAGTCGAACACGGGCGATGTGAAGAACTTGCCGAACGCCCGATTGGGCAGATCGCGGTCGAAGATCGCGCCGAAGCCGACGAGACAGTGATCGGTGTAGAAGTCGTGGCGGAACCGCTCGGGCATGTTCGCCGTCAGCGCGCCCGGTCGGTAGGCGTTCAGGAGCGTGTCGAAGCCGGCGGGCTCAAGGACGCAATCGTCGTCCTGCACGTAGATCACGTCGGCGTCGGTGAGCTCGATGGCGGCGTAGCGTCCGTAGACGGCGAGGTCATCCTGCTTCGAGTTGTCCCACACGACGACTTCCCACTCGTCGGGGATGGAGTCGATGATCTTGGTCAGAGAGACGTTGCCGCGCGTGACGATGCAGGCTGCTACACGCATGGCAGCGGCTTGTAGAAGATGAACCAGCGCGTGCCTAGCCCTTTTCCGTTACGGGCGCTCCGCGTGCCGACGATGGGCTCGGCCGGGAAATGGGGGTACACCCGGTCGAGAGCTCCGGCCCATTTGAATACGAGCGTGCCGCCGGGTGCGAGAACTCGCCAGCACTCTTGGAATCCGTTGCGGAGGTCGAACTGCTCGGTCGCAGGGTCGAGCGCGCCGTACTGCATGGCGGTGTCGCCGCTCGGATTGGGACGCGCGATGTGTGGTGGGTCGAACACGACGAGCTGGAACGCGCCATCGTCGAACGGCATATCGCGGAAGTCGCCGATGACATCTGGCTCGCACTTCCAGTTGGGGCGGTGGCTGTACGTGCCCGCTGCTGCTTCGCGCTTGTCCATGTAGAGCGCGAGAGGGTGCGCTTTGTCCCACCACCACATGCGCCCGCCGCAGCACGCATCGAGAATCTGTGCTGTCTCGACAGTTGTGCTCACATGCATCCCCGCTCCGCGAGGATCACGGCCATCGCCTCGGGGTCGCCGTCGGCGCTGCGGTAGTGCGACGCGAGCGCGTTGTTGGCCGGGAGGTCGTCGCGGTCCTCGTTCGTCGGATGCGTCAAGTGGTAGGCGCCGCCCTTGATCCGGCTCTTCGGCCCGCCCATCGTGGAGGCCGCGACGAGGAACGCGATGTCCTCGGCACCCCATCCGAGGAAGCGCGGGTCGAAGCCGCACACCTTCCAGAAGAGCTCGGTCGGGATCGCGAAGCAGTTGCCCCATATCAGGGCTACGTTCTCGATTTCGTGGGTGCGGTGCCAGTTGCGCCCCTCGCGGATCGCGTTTGTGCCCTGTTGGTTCATCACGCGCATGAAGCTGAAGCAGACGACGTAGGCGCCGTCGCGGAGCGCGTCCTCGGCGCCCTGGACGGCCTGCCTGTTGTTTTCGAGCAGGAAGTCACTGTCGCTGATGATGAGCACGTCGGCGCCGTCGTCGGTCGCCTCTCGAGCTGCGTTGTTGATCGCCTCGCCCCGGTTGAAGCGTTCGCCGTCGGCGTCGGCGAGATGGACGGGCCAGCCGAGCGCCTCCCACTGACGCACGGTGCAGGCGAGGTTCTCGACGCGCGCTGAGTCGGCCGGCCGGAACGGGATACAGACGTGAGGGTTCATTAGCGCCTCCTGAATGATGCGACGGAGCCGTGAACGGCGTGGGGGTCGCCGAACATTTCGGTCGCGGCTTTTTTGACATCGGAAAAGTCATAGTCGTGGAACGCGACGACGGGCGGATCGACCCATAGCGTGAGGATGATGTCGCGCTGCACTTCGGCGTACTCGTGCTGGCCGTCGATGAACACGAGGTCGAACGCTTCGGCCAGGAGCGGCACGAAGTCTTGGAAGTTGGCGACGACCATCGCGACGTTACGTAACGGCCGGATCGCTTCGAGGTAGTCGGCGAGGCTGTCGTCGTCGCCGACCGGGACGCCCTGATGCCGGTCCACCGAGACGACGTACTTCGCCACTTCGGAGAGGACGGCGGTCGAGCGGCCCTTGTAGGCGCCGAGCTCAAGGACGGTCTTGCCGGCGCCGAGGCGTTGCAGCTCGGCGATGTCGGCCCGTGAGAGCCAGCCCTCGGGGAGCTCAGTCATACCACTTGTGCAGCCAAACGCTGCTCGACTCGATGCGGAACCCTGCCGCTGTGAACGCGCGCTGCGACGGAATGTTGCAGCCTTGCGTGACGACGCTGATCTTGGGGATGCCGAGATGGTAGGCGTGGTTCACGGCGGCGCGTGCGAGGTTCGCGCCGATGCCGCGACCGCGTGCGTGCTCGGCCACCGCGATCAGAACGATGGACGCGACCTCCGTGCGGAGGTCGATGGTGACGAAGCCGGCGGGACCACCGCCGTCGCCGACCATGAGAATGTCCACCGCGTCGTCCACGACGTTCTCGCGGAACCAGCCCTCGTAGAAGTCGTCGCACCGCTCGTCGTCGAAGCGCGGGTCGGCGTAGAACCGCGACAGGCCACGGAACGCTGTGCGCGAGATGGCCGCGAGCTCGTCCACGTCGGCGGTGGTGATCGGCCGTGCGATTCCGACCTCGGGGCCGGTGTCGCGGGCGTACTCGACGCGGAAGTCCATGAACTGCGCGCCGTACTCTTCCTCGGCCTGAATCGCATCGTGGTCGGTTGCCGGGATCAGGAACCACGCGCAATCGACGGCAACATCGCCCACGACCGGCTCATGCTCGGCGCGACCGATCTTCACGCCCCAAAACGCGCTGTCCCACGGTTCGACCTTCATCGGAGCTGCGGCGGGTAGACCTTCGTGCGGCGGAAGTGCGCGACCATGATTTCCCCTCTCCCTTCGAGTAGCCGGCCGTCCTTGTCGTAGTGGACGGTCGAGAAGTCGTTGAGGTCGCGGGTCTGCCACGACACGTACTCGCGCCTGAGCAGACCGACCTCGTGCGAGGCGTCCACGACCTCGCTATAGGCGGTTTCGACCCATCCTGTCGTCGCCGGGTTTTCGAGGTAGCCCCGCCAGTCCTGAACCAAGTGGAAGAGCTGGTTGATCTTCGGCGTGTTCCGGTAGAGCGACCACGGCCCGCTGACGTAGGTGGCGTGGTTCGAGAAGATGTCGTATTTGCCGAGCACGTCGTCGGGGAGGAAGTACCCGACGCGGCCGTACACACAGTCGAGGTCGGTGTGGCCCCAGTAGTCGTAGCCGTCGAGCTCGTCGGCGTAGAGCTCTCCGAAGGCGCAGCGGTAGTCGCAGACCTTGTAGCCGTCGCCGCGCGGGTACTTGACGCCGAGTACGTCGTGGACGCGCTCGGCGAAGGTGTCCTCAATCGTCTCGAAGAGCAGCTCGTATCCGTCGTCTCGGAGCCGCTCGATGTTCGAGTACCAGAGCGGAAACCACTCGGGGAGGTCGCCGAAGTACGGGCAGATCAGCAGCTTACGAAGCGACGAACTCACGTTGGTCCTCCCCGAACCACGGTGCGGTCGGAGGGTGGTTGCGCTGCGACTCGTAGCAGCGGAGAGCCGCCGCCTTCTGCGCGCGCTCGGCCGGCGTCGGGATCACTTCGACGCCGGCCTCGGTGCGGCCGTGGCCGCGAGCGTAGGTGTAGTAGCGGATCATCTTGAGGTCGAAGTTTCCGACGACCCGCGTGCAGATCGAAGCGAGCGCGTTGTGGTCCTCGTGCCCGCCTGATTCCCACGCGGGGAAGATCACCAAGTCGGGCTGGTTGAGCCGCACGTAGGCATCGACGCCCTCGGCGATGCCGTCCCAGTCGGGGGCGTCATCGGTGAAGTCCGTCCACTGCCAGTATCCGACGCCGGCGGTGTTCGTCGCGCAGAGCGTCTCGGCCTCGCGCGTGCGGGCCGTCGGGCCCCGCTGTGAGAACTCCTGACGCATGGAGCGGAGGACGACGACGACATCGGCCTGATTCCTGACCATCGTGTAGAACGCGAAGAGCGTCTCGTCGTCGTTGTGGGGGCTGAAGAGGACGGCGCTCACTGGCGCGGCATCTTCTGAACGACTTGGATGCCGGTGATCGCGGCGAGCATCCCGTCGGCGGTCTCCTGCCCGAACGAGAGCCAGAGAACCTCCCGCGTGCGGTCGTCCGTTAGCGAGAGCCGGTAGACGGGGTGGCCGTTGTGCGGCTCGATCTGCTCAATGCCGATCCGAACGTCTCGTAGCTCGGTGATCTTCATGCTCTCTCCCTCCAACGCCGGCGTCTCGCTTTGAAGAGCGCGGCGTCCCGGTGGAACTCTTTCTGACCCTTCTCGTATATCACATCTCTGACCCCTTTTGGCTTGCCGCGCTTGTCTCGCCAGAGATAGTGAAGGTGCTCGACGTGCGAGTCGAACGCGAACGCGAAGGCGTCACGCATCATGGCCGTCTCGATGAACTCGGTGTCACAGAAGTTGTGGTGGTAGCCCTCGTGGAGCAAGTTGTGAGGCTCGTCGATGGTGCCGAGCTCTAGGTAGGAGCGGTGGACGAGCGAGTGCGTCGCGTGCTTGCCCGCGATCACGGTCGGGTTGCCGAGGTCGTTCGTGCCGATGACCGGCTTCCCGGTTTCGTGGAAGAGGTCGATGGCCGCTGTGTCCCACCCCCGGTGAAAGAAAAGGTCGTCGCCGCCGATGAAGATGAAGTCCGGCGGCGTGTTCCCGATCCGTAGACGCGCGCCGGCGTTGATCTTGCGCGGGTACTGGTGGTCGTCGCCGTGGACGATCCAGACGACGGACCCGGTGCCCTTGCACGCCTCGATCTGCTCGTCGTCGCCGGGGGTGACGAGGAACACGATGCGGTGATCTTCCTCGGTGTTGGCGTGGATCGACTCGACGAGCGGCTGCGCGTTCTTCGGCCGGCCGAGGACGGGGATCAGGAGCTCGATCATCGGCCTGCCGCCGCCGAGAAGATACGGCCCCGGCTGACGGGGCGCGAGCTGATCCAGTTCATCGCCTGCGACCACGCATCTATGTCGTCGTCGTACCGGGCGTTCGGGAAGCGGGCGCAGTTGTCTACGAAGTCCACGATTTCGGCGGCGTTCCGGGCATCGTCGGGCATGGAGAGCTCGTCGATGCCTTCGCGGAAACCGGGGAGGAACTGGTTGCCGGTCTCGAGGCCGGCGGCGGCGGATTCGGCCCTGAGCACCTTGTCGCCTTCGTGGGCGCGGCTGAGTTTCTTGCAGCCGCTCAGGATGCTCTTCAGCTCGTCGTAGAGCTCGACGCCGTAGCCGGCGCCCTCGATCAGCACGTGGTAGCCGGCGCTGCCGAAGCGTTTGCGGTCGCGCACGTAGCGGGCCTGCTCGATGATCGCGCGCTTCGCCTGCCCCTTATTCATATGGCCTTTCTTCAAGTCCAAGAGGTAACAGTCGGCGCCGGCGACGCCCCACGCTTGGATCGCTACGAGGTCGTTCGATTCCTTGTCCTTGAGGGGCGTGTCGATGGACTGGACGATCATCGTGAACCGGGGCCGTCGGCTTTTCAGCTTTTCGTTCGTGAACAGCTCGGGGTGGTAGAAGCGCCACCAGTACCGCTTCAAGAGGTCGCCCTCGCGGGAGCTCGGCCGCTGCTGCATCTGGCCGGCGGCTCGGTAGCCGAGCGCCTTCGCCAGCTTGTCCGATTCCTTGTCGCCGCGACGGTCGGGCCACAGGAGCTCACCGTCCTCGGTGCGCGGGTCCCCGCCCCACACGAACGGGTGGTCGGGCTCGTAGCGCTCAGGGAGGCAGAGGATCGTCCAGTCGTCCGGTTCCTTCTCGAAGGCGTGCGCGGCCAAGTCGTTCTCGTGGAGGCGCTGCATGATGATGACGATGGCCGTCGATTTCGGGTCGGCCTTCGACCCTTCCACCGTCGCGTCGTACCACTCGTTCGTGGAGTCGAGCATCACCCGCGATGTGGCGTCGGCGGCGAGCGCGTTGATCGGGTCGTCGATGATGATGCGGTGGCCGTGCTCGCCGAGGCCGGTCGAGCCGGGGGCGGTCGCCATGCGCGTTCCGCCCTTGTCGTTCGTGAGGTACTTCTCGGCGTCCTTGACGATGCGGAACTTGTGACCCCACCGGGCCTGATACCACTCGGAGAGCATGAGGTTCCGGCTCATGCCGGCGATCCGGCCGGCGAGCCCGAGCTCGTAGACGGCCGTCCAGTAGCGGAGCCACGGGTTCCTCGTCCACTCCCACGCCGGCCAGAACACGCTCACGTTCAGCGATTTCATCGTCCCGCGCGGCACCCATATCTGCAACCGCGTGATTTCGCCTCGTGAGACGGCTTCTAGGTGCTCGCAGATCGCGTCGATGTGCCAGTTGTCCTTGAACCGCTCGACGGGCTTCAGGACGCCCCAGGCGGCGCGTCCGAACGCTCTGAGGTCGCCGGCGAGCATCTCGGCGTCCTCGCGTGCGCGCCGGCGTTCGAGCTCGACCCGGATCAGCTCTTTGCGGTAGTCGTCGCCGTCTAGATTCGCTTGCGACGCCAAAACGGGCCTCTCAGCTTGCGAGCGGTCAAGTAGCGCGCGTCGCGCTGCGTCGGGGAGGGTGCGACCGTCCGTTTGATCCCGGCCATGCGTTCCAGCTCGTTCCAGTCCTTCGGAAGTTGTCTCATGCCTGCTGACCCCCTTCGATCAGCGCCAGGGACGTGTCGGCGCCCTTCTCGGCCTCGAGCTCGGCGTAGGCGCGTTCGAGCTCGGCCGTGGAGATGTGCGGCATCATCCGGGCGAGCAGATTGACGTTCACGTTGAGGTTCTGGTTGCGGATCGAGGCCCAGTCGGGGTCGTAGATCATCGCCAGCTTCTCGATCATGCGTGTGTCGCCGCCTCGGGCCTTGTCCCACACGAGGTCGCGGATTTCTTCGAGCCGGCCCTGCTCGTGCGACTCCGACGTGATCGCGACGCGGTAGGCGTCGGCGAACGAGGCGTCGTAGTGCTCGGAGGTCGGGTTGCAGAGGCGGCGAAACTGGGTTCCGGTCGAGTCGAGCTGCTCTGCGGCCTGCTGGCGGTTCTGGCCTTCGTAGACGGCCTTGAGGAAGTCGGCCTTGTCCTCAGCGGTGATGTCGCCGGCGTATTTCACGTGGAAATCGTACTTTCGGGATCGGCGCTCTCGTATGGGACCTCCCACGAGAACGGTGCCTTGTCGAGCGGGTGGGCGGCGCTCTGCCGGTCGGGGTCCTCATCGGACGAGAGAAGGGAGAGAGCCCGTAGCTCGTCCGAGTGCGCCCCCGACCGGCGCAGCGCCGCTGCCATTTCGAGCATAGCCTGTTCGAGCCGCGCCTGACCGCGTTCGAGCGCCTCGATACGTTCTTTCGCGTGCCGGTGCATCGTCAGGAGGCCGTTCAGTTGGAAGCCGAGCGAGGCGAGACGGTTTTTCAAGGCCCGGTCGAGCATCAGATCAGGCGCTTCGACTTGAGGATCGTCTCGATGGTCGCCTGATCCTCGGGGAGCCATGCGTAAACGCCGACCCTGAGCTCGTTGTAGTAACCCCGTCCAGGCTCGAACACCATCGCCGGCGCTTCGGCCACTTCGCGGGCAAGGCGTAGGAACTCCTGCTGCTTGTCGGACAGCTTGCCGCCGCTGCCTTTCACTTCGGCGATGACCATGCGCGGCGGGTCGTCGTGGAGTAGGAAGAGGTCGGGGAGTCCCGCCGCACGGGGACTCCCGACGAACCCTCCCTTGCGATTTGCGACCATCGGCGCCGGGACGTGCCACACCTTCCATCCGGTCGCTTCGGCGCACGCGACGATCCAGTTGAGGAAGTCGCGCTCTTTCACTCGTCGTCCCCTAGTGGCCGATGTGGAACCAGTGGTACGGGTTCAGATGGAACAGCCAGGAGTATGGGTCGCCGATCAGCGATGCGACGATAGCGGTCAAGAAGTTCGCCTCCCTTCCGTAGCGCGCTTAGAGGGACGGTGACGCCGGTCAGTGGGTCGCGTGCGAGGAACAGTGGCATATCTCTCTCCCTTCGGTGGTTACTTGTGGCCGATCTTCCTGACGAGCTCGTCCACTTGATCTTCGAGCGTGTCGATTTCGTCGAAGAGCTCGCGCAGCTCGAACGTGCTGAGCCGAATGTACGGGTTGCTCCGTTCGCCTTCGATCTTTTCGAGCCGGTCTCGGATGCTGCTGAAGCGGTCGTATTCGTTCACGGTCACGGCTTCGTCCAGGCCGCGTAGGTGTCCCAGTCGTCGGAGGTCATCCGGCCCCCGGTGTAGATGGAGCAGCCGGCGCGCAGGCCGGCCGGCATGTTCTCGTAGGCGGCGAGCGGAATGTAGCCGCCGACGTTCGCGTCCCGGTCGATGTAGAAGCACGCGCTCGTGATGTTCACGCCCTGCGCGGAGTAGGACGGGTCGGGTGCCATGACTTCGCCGATGAACGCGATAGCGCCCTTGTTGGAGAGCGCGATGGCGTCACGTAACGAGTTGCCGAGGTTCGCGGGGTTGCCGATGATGTGGCGAGCGCCCCCGCCGATGGCTTCGAGGTACTGACCCTCGTCCTCGGCCTGCCCGCCGGCGAACGCGAGGTTGCGCTGGTCGGCCATGCGTTGCGCGGCTGTGTATGGGGTGGCGGAACAGTCGCACCATGAGCCGACGATGACACCGGCGTCCTTGAGCATCGCGATCTGCGTTCCCGAGACGTAGTAGGCGCCGCCGGGGACGGACTCGTTCAGATCAGCGGAGAAGAGCGCGGTGTAGCCGCGCCCGAGCTGGCAGAGACGACTGATCGACGGCTGCGTGACGTTGGAGAAGTAGACGCAGCGTGCTCCGGGCGGGTGTTGCGGCGGGTTCGGCACGGGGGGCGGCACGGCGTTCACGATTCTGACTTCGTGGTCGGCGGCGGCGACCATTCGGACGAGCCGCGCTTCGACGGCCGGCGTCATCGTCTGGTTCTTGAGGATGAGCTGCCCGTCGCGGTACGTGTCGAAGCGTTTCACTTCAGACGCTCCCGCTTCGACTGTTCGACACAGAGCGCGTACAGATCGTTTGCGACCCGTTCAGCGGCACCCCAGTCGAACGTGAGCTCAACCGTCGGCCGGTATCCGTCCATCGCCTCGCGTTCGCCCCGGTACTGAATCTCGACGCCGCCGGGGAGCGCGATGATCTTCTCGATGTCAGAAGCCTGGATCATTGAACAGCGTCTCCTTCTGCTTGACCTTCGACCGGGACGGCCATGTGGACGGCAGCCCTGGCGGGTGTTTCCGCAGAGGCGCGTCAGGGTCGTTACGTAACACTTCGCAGCCGCCGCAGAGCCAGATGTTCCCTTCGCCGTGCGTGACGACGTGGGCGTCGGAGCCGCCACAGTCGGCGCAGAACGGCCGGCGCCCGCCTTTAGCCACGGTGACACTCGGCGGCGCTGATTGCGCCCGTCGGCGTGTAGATGATCCCGCTGTCGGTGCAGACGATTCCGGGCGGCGCAGCCACGGCCTTGTACGTCCAGTAGCCGCACGCGCCGAGCAGAACGACGACGTAGGCGACGATCAGCCCCCACACGAGGACGGAGAGCCGGTCGGTCACGGCCTGAGCCTCAGCGTGACCGTGCTGATGCGGGAGACGCCGATGCGTGTCTGCTCGGTCTCGTGCATCATTTCGAAGTCGGTTTCCATCCCTGTGGCGATGATGACGCCGAAGCCGGTCGCACGCCAGTCGCGAATGTGGTCGTTGGGAACCTCGAACATTTGCCGCTGCATCGTCATCTGCGGCTTGTCGCCGGCGACGGCACGGATTGCATCGACGAGGGCCTGCTCGTCCATGCCTAACAGCTCGGCGAGCTCACGGATCATGTTGAGCGCCGGCGCACGGGTAGGAGGGGGCTACCACTGCAAGAAATCCCCGCCCTGCGTTGTCGCGCGTCACCGACGAGATAACCGGCAGAGCCCGTTACGGCCAGATCGCCCACGCCGGCGCTCAACTCTTCGACCCCGGTTTCGGGTCAGGCTTGAAAGAGCCGGCGGCAGGCGAGGCCGAAGCCACGTCTCTTGTGCCGCCGCCGGCCCCCGCGAGCACGTCCGGGGTCAGGGCCGCGCTCGACGGAGGGGACGAAGCAACCCGAGGCGCTTCGACAGCCGAAACCGTGGGGGCACTACTCGCGCCGTCCCCACTCCGGTTCCCACCGCTCGGTTCCCCTCCGTCCAACGCGCGCTCCAACAACACACCCGCGTACCCCGACATCGACAAACGCTTCGCCGCCGCCTCAAGCCGCAACAGATCGTAAGCGTCCTCCGTCAACGTCACCGACACCCTCTGCATCACGCGCAGCATTACAGCACTACAGCACCGTGTCAAGATGCAGCACCGCAGCAGCACATCACTCTGCTGTGTGAAAAAAACACGGGTGGGGTCGCGCCCTCCCCCGAACGTTCGTTCGTATCGGTAGCAGCAAAGTTTCCCCCTGCCGACGCCGGCGCGAGCGAGCGCCTCGAGCGCGCCTCGAGCTCCGCTGCTACGCCTCGAGCGCGCACGCCGGCGCCTCGAGCTCGCACGCTACGCCGCATAGGTACGCGCCTCGAGCGTAGGCGCCTCGAGCACTACGCCGGCGCCTAAGACGCATTGACAATCACCCTAACGAGGGATATACACTGTAAAGGATGCTAGACGATACTCTGACTATGGCGCGCGAGGGACTAGGCGAGGGTACGCGCGGAAACCGTGGGCTATTTGAAGGGATGGGTTCTGGTATGTCTGCTACGCCGGTAGTTCTGACTAGTGATGGTGAGGCGTGCGCGCTACGTCTCGCGCTCGAGGGTTCTATGGTCGCACGTGTCGCGCTACAGGGCTATGACGGTTCTTGGCCTATCGCGCACGTGGAGACCGCTATTAAGACTTGCAACGAGTTCGGCGCTAGGCGCGTGCGCGCGGAGGCTAGCGACAATGCCTAGCCCCTACCCTTACGGTCCCCTAGACGTTTGGGGTCCTAATCCACGTGCGGCGCTAGTAGGGGAGTCTGATTACCTTCCCCTGCGCGCTCCGCTCGCGCCTACGCTCGCGGAGAGGCGTGCGGAGCTCGAGGGTAGGCGTATTGCGGCGCTAGGCCGCCTCGAGGCGCGCGCTCCGCTTGATATCCCGCACGCCTCGGACGCCTACTACCCTGCTACGCCGGTAGGGGCTAGCGAGACTTGCGAGGATTGTGGCGAGACCATTCCGTCCGAATCGTCTTGGCTAGGTGACTATGGGTGCCCGGTTTGTTATCCCGATTCGGCGCCGGTAGGGGATTCTGATACCGCTCCGCTCGAGCGCGCCGACGTAGTGCCCGGTATGCGGCGCCTCTCCGATGGACGATGGTACTACTCCGCTAGGTGGCTATGATCGGCGCCGGAGCTCTCCTAGACCCTTGGCTAGCCTCGCACGTTTACGTCGTTATCGCGCTCTACGTGCTCGCGGTCCTCGCGGTCTCATGGGACTACGCGCGCGAGTATTGGCACATATGGCGGATTAGGCGCCTAATCAGGAGAAACCGCGAGCGCGCGGAGCACTACCGGCGCGAGCTCGCACGCCTCGAGCGCCGGCGCGCCTCGACTGAAGGGAGAGAGCACTAATGCGCGTTTTAGACATGGACCGGATAACACTTTCGGACGTTATCGGCGCGCTCGAGGGTAGGCCGCACGGGTCCGAGCGCGAGGCTATCCGTACCTTTCCGCGCGGACAAATCACCTACGATCTAGGCCGGCGCGAGGCATACTCCTACGGCAGACACTTTCCCCTATTCCGTCAAATAGGGAAACCCACGCGCCGATACCCGCGCGGTAGGTGGCTAATCAACGGAGAGCGATGGTCCGGCGCCGGTAGGGGCTGGAATCCCTCGCGCACGCCGGACCATCAGGCGATAGTCAGAGACTATCTAGCAGAGGCGCCTACCATTACGCTCCCGTTCGGCGCGCTGCTAGGCGCCGGTATCGAGCTCGAGTCTATCCGCGCGCTCGAGGTTTCCGACGATACGTGGATAGAAGTAGAGCGCGAGGCGCGCTCCCTCGCGGAGCTCCCCCTATGGCGCCGGCGCGAGACGTATACGGTAGTGCTCGAGGCGTCGGAGCTCGAGCGCGTACCGGAGCGTAAGCGGAAACTATGGCGCGAGGCTACGGAGAGCGAGCGCGCGGAGCGCGAGGCGCGCACGCCGGAAACGCATAGACGTTTCCTAACCTCGCACGATTCTCTACCGCTGCTACCGGACGCCGATGGTCTCTACCGATGGAAAGAGGACCGTACGCGCACCGTTAGCCCCGATTCCGACGGAATCTACCGCTATACGGAATCCGCGCACGTGCTCGGAGAGGCTACCTTTAGCGCGGTCCGGCCTATCGGCGAGAGGCGCCGGCGTGCTAAGTACCTATCGGGTTTCGACACTAACGAGGCGCCGGCGCTCTACTTTCTCGCGGAGCTCCCTACCGGCGCGCCTAGCGATATTGAGGGAGCGCGCCTCGCGCTCGCTCCCCCTGCGGTCCATGCCGCACTAGCGCGAGGGAGAATCGTAGAGAGGCAGGGAGATATCTTTCTCGTGGATACCGCGCTAGACCGCGCGGAGCTCGAGGCGCGCGGTGCTATCTTTGCGCGTTTTACCCTCTGGTCTAGAGACGCTAGGCCAAAACGCGGAGAGGCTACCTACCGCGCTCCGCTCTCGCCTAAGACTCGAGACCGGCGCGATAGGCGCGAGCGCGCACGCCGGCGCGAGATATGGCGCGAGACTTTCCGCGCATGGACCGCTGAAACCGCTACCTATAGCGAGGCGCGCGAGCTCGAGGCGCGCGAGGCGCGCGAGGCTATGCGCGCTAGGTGGCGAGAGCTCGAGGCGCGCGAGCGCGCGGAGCGCGCACGCTACGGACCAGAGGCGCTAGGCGCGTGCGACACGTGCGGCGCCGGTATCGGCGAGGCGTGCGCGAGCCTACCGGATAAAGAGAGCGCGCCGGCCGGCCTACCAGAGAGGCTATTCGGCGCTCCCTGCCCTGGGGAGCGTAGGCGCCGCACGCTAGGAGAGCGGTACCGCTCGGAGCGGTCCGAGCTCGCGCACGCCTCGCGCCGACGTACTACGCCGGCCTATCTTGCTCCGCGCTCGAAAGAGGGAATCCGCGCACGCCGGCGCGAGGCGCTCGAGCGCGCAGAGGCGCGCCTAGCGAAAACGCGCGCCGATATACGGAGCGCCGTTTTCTCCGGCGTAGAGCTCCGGACCGATTGGTCCCGGCCTAGCGAGGGATACGGATACGCGCTCCGTATGCCGACGCCTAGCGAGTCCCGTCAAACGCTGCTAGACCGCATAGGGAGAGCGCGGAGCGCCTATACCGGCGCCTATGGTGCGCTCGCGGAGTACCGGCGCGAGCTTTACAGGGGAGCGCGCGCAGAGGCGCGAGACGAGACCGCACGCGCTCCGCGCATATGCGTCGCTCTCGAGCTCTACCGGCGCGCGTGCGAGACCGCGCGCGCGGAGATTAGGCCGGAAACCGTGGATACCGGCGCGCGGTTTCAGAGTAGGCGAGACGCTATCCGTAGCGCGGTCTCTATCTACGGGACCGCGCATACCGCTACGGAGCTCGCGCGCGTGCGCGGAGCGGTATACGTGCGCGGAGTGGTCTCGCATAGGCCGGAGCTCGAGCGCGGTAGGTTCGGCGCGCCGGACCATAGACCGCTACGCCTTACGCCTGATAGGTGGTACCTAGCTATCCGTAATACGGTCCCGCGAGCGCGAGGCGTAGACACTAATGGCGCCTAGCGCGCGGATTATCGAGGCGCCGGCCGGCGCTCCCTACGCCTACGCGCTCGAGCGCGCCGGCGTCATACTCGCCTACCGCGCGGAGCGCGCGGAGCTCGAGGCGCTAGCGCGCTATCTAGGCGCGTGCGAGCTTAATAGCGCGAGGCGCGAGCTCGCGCGAGAGCTCGCGCGCCTCGAGCGCGCTAGGGAGCGCGCACTACAAAGATTCGAGGCACTACGCCTCGAGGGAGAGGCGCTAGGTAGCGTCTCTGAAACCGCTAGCGAGACCGCTAGCTACTGAAGGGAGAGAGAATAGTGGATACCACTACGCTCGAGCGCCTCGAGGCGCCTACGGAGCGCGAGGCGCCTATGGCGCCGGCGTGCGAGGCGTGCGGTACTACCCTCGCGCCTAACGGGTCCTGCCTCGAAGTAGGCGAGTGCTCCGACGCCGACGCCGACGCTACGCGCTCCGCTGCTAGGCGGACCGCGAAATATGCGGCGCCTCGCGCATGGACCGTCAGAGGCGGCGTAGATTGACCTAGACCGCGCGCTATAGGCGCGCCATAGACCGCTACGACGGTAGCGGGTATAGGGGAGAGACGCCGGCGCGTCTCTCCCTTTTTTTGTTGGCCGACGCCGGCCGGCCGGAGCTCTACCTAGCAGGGAAAGAGAGGCGCCTATCGGCCGGCCGGAATAGCAGAGAGGGAGCGGAGCGCGCGCTAGGCGTGCGAGCGCCTCGAGCTCGAGCGGAGTAGGCCGGAGTAACGGCCGACGCCTCGCGGAGCGCGAGCGCGCCTCGCACGCCGGCGCGCGCACGCCTCGAGCGGAGCTCGAGCGCGCCTAGCGCCTCGAGCTCGAGCGCGCCGATACCGGCGCCGGCGCCTCGCGCGCTCGAGTCCCTCGAACGAGTTAGGGGAGCACCCCTACCCTGTAGGGGTGTCCCTCGAACGAGTGACACTCGAACGGGGTACCCCCATCGAGGGACACTCGAACGAGGGACGAACAGGCGTTCCGGGGTGGCCGAACTATTTCGCGTTCAGGAAGCCCCTGTAATCCTACGGCGATTTTTTCCGTTCCTGAAGATCCTGTAATCCTGCGCGGTTCCTATGCTCGCGCGCACGCACGCGCGCACGCGCGTAGATAATAGAGAGGGGTTGCGATATACGCGAGACCGTGTTAGTGTGAAGTTTGCTAGACCACCGTGACACTGAAGGGAGAGAGCATGACGAGCATGACGCAAGAACGTTGGAACAGCATGACGCCGGCCGAGAAAGAGCAGGAGCGCGATCTTTCCGGCCTTAGCCCGCAGCTAGTCGGGCTCGAGGGATGGAGAGTCGAAGTCGTGACCACCTACGGGGAGACACGGCGCTTCTACGTCGGAAGGTCTACGGGATGGAAGCCGTGTCATATCGAAGTCTGCCGGCGCGACTCGTCCGGTGGGCCGGGAGCGGAGCGCAGCTACGCCTCCGTCAAACGTCTCTACCAACGCTAGGAAGGGAGAGAGAGGAATGAGATACATGAACGAGTGGGACATTGACCGCGCGGAGGCCCGCTACGCAGGGCATCCGATTCTCGAGCCGGCCGTGAGGACGCTTCGCAGCCTCGTGGAGTGGACGAACCGCAATAGCGACGGGTGGGCCTACTGGCCGAAGCCGTGTCGCGCGGCCGCGAGACTGATGGAAATGATCGAACGCGACGGGACGAATCGGTACTTCGACGATAGCGAGCGCGGAGACGTGACGGTGGCAGAGTACCGCGCGGCGCTACGGCCGATCAAAGCGTTCCGGACCCGGCAAGGCGCTGACTTCGAGATTCTCGAGGTAGCGGCATGATCGTCTACGTCGTCGCTTTCCAGCACAAGACTCCCGGCGAGGGAGTCGGCGGATTCGATTGGTACTCCGAGCTGTCGGACGCCGAGAAAGCCGAGCTCGAGCGCGTCGAGTCCGGCTTCTACGGTCCCGACTACGAGCACGCGATCCTCACCTACGAGGCCGATGGTCTGACTGGCGACGAGCTGACGCGGGCTATCGACGCCGAATACATTGACCTACTCTGCGAGGCGGTGGCCTGATGCCCGTCTACACGATCAAGCTGCTACTGCCGGCCGAGAACGAGTACGGCATGGACGAGACGGAGCAGATCGTCGCCGATCTTGACGCGGCGATCAACGACCACGGCCTGCTCGGAGGAAACTTCCTCGTCACCGAAGTCACCGAGGACGAGGTTACGTTCGAGCGCGCGTGGTCGGCCAAGATGATGCACGCCGAGCTCGACGCGGAAACGCTCGCCGATCTAGCGCGCGAGCGCGCCGGGATTCAGTCTCTCAAAGGGAGAATCTAATGGCGAATCCCGACCGCTACGGACGCGAATGGGACCTCCCCGCGAGCGAGCTCTGCCCCACGTGCGGGCAACCGGATAACTGCGGGGACTGTAATCACGAGCCCTACACCGACGACGAGGCCGCGTGTCTGCGCGGCGACATCACGATTGACGAAATGATGGAGGCGCGGCCATGAGAGCCCTTCGCGTTTCCATGTACGGGCCGGACCTCGTTCAGCCGATCACGGCCGTCATGGTCGAGGGTGAGATAAACGTCACCATCGAAGAGGCCGTCGCCGAGCAGCGAATCCTTCCCGGAGGCTACGTCGTATGCGACGTGTTCGAGGCGCCGGACGACGGCAACGGCAACGAGACGCGCGTCATGCGCGCCACGCTCGAGGCCATGCGCCGGCAAGCCGAGCGCGCCGAGCTCGAGGGGTACGCGGCGATGCTCTACCACTACGACGCCTCGTGCCTCGAGCGGTGCTCGACGTTCGGCGTCATCACGGCGACAATCCCGGCACCGCTGGACGCCGAGACCATCATCGACGTGTTCGAACAGCTCGCGCACCACCCGCGCTATCAGCATCAGCTCGTCGTCGGTATCAGCCAAGACGAGCAGATCGTCACTATGCGCGACGGGACCGCAAAAATCACGACGGAGGCGCCGGAATGATCCTTTTGGAGAGGGTCCGAAAAGCGCGGAGAGCTCGTGACAAGGCCGAGGCCGCGTTCGTGGAGTCGTTGCGGGCCGCGCGTCCGGTTCACTCGCTCGCCGAGATAGGCGACGCGGCCGGCATGACGAGACAAGGCGTTCGGTACCTCACGAACGACGAGAACGAGCGCCGGCGTGCGCGTAAGAACGGAGGCTCGAGTGACTGACTACGAGCAGACGGAGCAAGACTTCAGGGAGCTCGAGCGGCGGCACGACGAGGCGCCCGACGAGAGGCCGGAGCCTGAAGTATTTGAGAGTGAGGACGATCCTGTAATCGTGGACGGAGAGAGCGATGACGTTACATAACGCCGAGTTCGAGACGCCCGAGCCGAGGTTCAGACTCTATCGCCTTTGCGCGTGCGGCGCGTGCGGCGGCTCGGGCCATGAGACGGTGGTCCGTCCGGGCTCGGGAATGATCGGCCCGGTGGCGAGGCGCGGCGACCGCTGCAAGGAATGTCGCGGCGAGGGTCGCGTAAGAGAGCGCGTCGCCGAGTGTGACTCCCCGCAAGACGTGGGAGTGGCGCTCATCACCCTCGGACGTGAAGGCGAATGGTCAGAGTGTCCGTTCGGGCTACTCGACACGCAGGGAGAGACGGGCCAGAAGTGGCTCGTCAGTCCGTGGCTTCCATCGGCGCGGAACATCAGCGACGCCGGCCGCACGCTCGCCGGCGCTCGTCATCAGAAGGGAGAGAGAACATGAGCAGGGCATCAGTAACGGTGGCGGTGTACGACACGGACGCCGCGACGTGGAAGGCGCTCGCGCAGGCGTTCGAGCCCATGAGCGGCGACACGGCGACGTGGGTCAGAATCACCGACGCCGCGACGGGAATCGCCGTGACGTTCTTCAAGTCGCACGACTCCGACGCCGAGTGGAGCGAGGACGACGACCACGGCGCCGGCTGCGCGACGCATGGATCGTCGGCGGCTGAATGTACGTGCGGCAAGGCCGACGCGCTCGCCGAGGCGTCGGCATGATCCGCGTGGAGCAAGTCAAGATCGAGTCCGACGAGAACGGCTTCGAGCTCCACCTAATCGTGGACGACGACGTGACCGTGGACGAGGACGGTCGCGTGATGCTGAACATTCACGGCGTCGCCGAAGAGCTCTACGACGCGGTGAAGGCGGGAATCGGGCCGTGGCTCTACGAAATGGAGCAGGCTCGAGCCGAGTACCGCGCCGGCGTTCGGCCGGCCGGTCTCACCGACGCCGAGCGCGAAGAGGAAGAGCGGTGCGCGGCGCTCGGGCTCGAGGGTCCGAACGTGAAGATGTACCGCTACGAGCAGGCTCAGTGATGATGTACCGGAGGTACGTCATCGTGGAGGACGTGGACGGCTGGCGGATATGGGATGACCGGGACGGCGCGTGGATGGGCAAGTATGCCGAGCCCGACCCTTCCTACCGGGCCACGACGAGAGAGGTTGCCGAAATGCGCGTTCGTGACATTCGGCTCATCCATGAAGTTTGGCAGGCGTGCGGAGGCCCACAATGAGCGAGCTACTGCCGGCCGGCTACGACGCATGGAAGAGCTCCGGGCCACCCGAGGGTGAGACGGAAGAGGAAGAGCAAGAGCGCCTCGACGCCGAGGCTCGAGCCGAGAGCGCGGCCGAGGATCGGGCGATGGAGGCGTACTACGAGCGGAAGTACGGCCATGCCTAAGCAGCTCGACAACGGCAACATTCCGCTCGATTCTGACTATTGGGCTCAGTCACTCGCCGCCGCTATTGGCATGGCGCTCGTGACTAAGCCCTTCGAGCTCAGCAAGGCCGCTCTTCGACGCGCGCTTCAAGACTTCGCGCGGTCGCAGGCGTGTAACGCCGAGCTCCGCACGTACCTACGAGACAAGCTGAAGGGAGAGAGATGAACGAGCAGAAAAATCACGAGTACGAGGCACGTGTCTGGAAGGACGAGGACGGCCAGTGGAGCGCGAAGGTGCTCCGTAACGAGTGCTACTACGACTCGCGTTCGTGTTTCGCGTCGCGCGACAAGGCGCTCGCGTGGGCGCAAGAGACGGCCGACGCCGACCGGCTTTCCGTGGCGCACGAGCGCAAGGCCGAGCGGGTGACACTATGAGCGAGGCGGCGAGAGAGGCGCACCAGAAGATGACGGTCGTTCAGGCGCTCGCCGGCGTCATGGAGCGCGTCCAGTCCATCAGCAAGGACTCGAGGAACCAGCAGCAGAACTTCAACTTTCGAGGGATCGACGCCGTGATGAACGCGGTGGGTCCAGCTTTTCGTGAGTGCGGAGTGATCTGTATTCCTGTGCGCGCCGAGTGGCACGACGAGCGGTACGAGACAAAGAGCGGGACGCACATGCGAGGCGTCACGGTAACGGTGACGTTCCGCTTCTACGGGCCGGACGGAAACTACATCGAGGCGCAGGCGTGCGGCGAGGCATCCGACGCCGGCGACAAGGCGATCCCGAAGGCCCATTCGGTCGCGTACCGGACGATGCTCTTGCAGGCGTTGTGCATCCCGACCGACGAGGCCGACCCGGACGCGGCGGTGCATGAGCGGGCCGCTCCGCGCCGGCAGGAAGGGCCACCGCCGGTGCCGGCGCCGAAGGGGTGGGGCGAGCTCGAGCAGCTCGTCAAGGGTTCCGACAATCCCGAAGAGGCGTGGCTGCTCTTCCAGGCGTTCGTGCGGGCTGCGTCCTACCATCTGTTCGGCAAGACGGATTCGGCCGAGCTCGACCAGGGCCAACGCGACGTGATCTGGCAAAAATCAGTCGGCGCCGGCCTTTGGCTCGCGTCGAACGTGACCCACGACGGGCCGTTCTTCTTCTACGACGAGGACGCGCAGCGCAAGGCGTGGGCGTTCGTGCTCGAGGGTGCGCCGGCGCTGGCGATCCCCGACTACGAGCCGCTCGAGCCCGAGCTCGACCCGGCCGCGCAGGAAGAGGCCGACCGTATCGCGGCGGAAGTGTTCGCCGAGGCCGGCGAGCCCGAGCCGCCGGCGAGCTCGAGCTCCGAGTAAGAAGTACGCAAAGAGCGGGACTCTCGCTTAGGGAGGGTCCCGCTCATTTGCAATCCAGTCCAGAGGGGACTAGTGTCTTGGACTCGTGACGTTCAAGACGAGCAGAGACTAGCTGATGCGTCGGCGTGTGCCTGCGTCTCCGCATGAAACGACGTGCCCGCGCTGCCGCCGGCAATACATCTCTCGGTGGGTCACGAGCGGGCGCACGCTTTGTCCTGCCTGTTGGAAGAAATCCACAAGCGGCTCGTAGCTCGGCCAGCCGGCCAGCCGAGCCCATGAGGGTCGGAGCCGTCTGGAACCTACCCCGCTCCATACGCTCGAGCTGACCCCAGGGGGGGGGTAGGGGGGGGCGAACCCTTGCGAGAAAGATGTTCAAGCGGTTTCGGTTTTCGAGGCGAACACCGAAAACCGGGCATTGACGAAAGGAAGTAGCGATGGAGCACCCGAGACGCGCGCTCTGGAAGGCGCTAGACGCGCTCGAGTACCACTCGAGGCGCATGACCCTCGCCGCCACCGAGGTCCGGGCTCAGCTCGCCGGCCTCGCCATCGAACCGCCACCACCGGAAGGCCCAAGTTTTTCGTGTTCCTGTGATCGTGTATTCCTGTCGGAGCGGGAGCTCGCCATCCACCGGGCGAACGTCCACGACGGGCCGGCGGTGCCGCTCGACGAGGCCGAGCTCGCCGGTTGAATGTCCGGTGGCACGTGATATATTTACCGTTCCTGTCGATGCTGTAATCCGAAGGGAGAGAATGGCTGAAGTTACGTCGTATCGCGGGTACCGGATCATCGTGGACGAACGCAACATCGTGTGCGTCGCTCCGAACGGCGATGTCTGCTGCTTCCCGTCGATGCAAACGATCCGCACATGGGTCAGACGACACAGAAAACTCCACCGAAGGGAGAGAACATGAGTGGTGCTACCGGACCAGTCGTAGGCGCCGAGCTGACGGGGCTTGCTGGCAAGAGCCGGCTCGACCTCGCCATGCGTTCGTACACCGTCGCGTGCGCGCGCATACGGGCGCTCGAGCAGGAGGCCAAGTCGTCGTTCGCCGAGTATCACGACGCCCGCGAGCGTCTCAACGACGAGCATCAGATCGTCTCCGATATGAAGATGAGCGCCGGCATCGAAGCGGCCTACTCCACGTACAAGCAGGAGCTCGCGCGAGCGGAGGGACGTTCGATAGCGAGGACGGAGGTTTGAGGCGCCGCGTGTGGAGCGTCCCGATCTATCTGTGGGCGTACATGGCGGTGGCCTCGGTCGCGGTCGCGCTGTGGCTGACCGTCGCCGGCGGCGCAGCGGGCGCGTCGAAGCCGCCGCACTACTCGATGTGGCTGTGCATCCACGAGCACGAACACACCGCATGGAACGATCCTGGCTCGCCGTACTGGGGTGGGTTGCAGATGGGCTCATGGTTCCTGGCGACGTACTCTCACCCGCCGGGGACGCCCGATCAGTGGTCGCCGCTCACGCAGATGTGGGTCGCGGAGAACGCCTACAAGCGGCAGCGCTACTCCCGGTCGTGGCTCGCCGGCCAGTGGCCCCCGTCGCGCGGCTCGTGCTTCTGATGGCGAAGCCGCTCGTCCCGTATCTGCTGAAGGGACTCTCGTACACCGAGCGGAGGCTGCTCAGCGAATCAGCCGCCACTCGAAACGTCTCTGTTGCCGACGTGGTTCGGTCGATCCTCTGCGACCGCTACCGCCTGCGCTGCCCGCAACAGTCCATGCGCTACGACGCCGCGCGGGACAAAGGCTCAACGACTCTGCTTCTGCGTCTGCACCCGAACCTCGACGCGAAGCTAAAGAGGGAGCGCGCCCGGACGGGCCGCTCTCAACGCCGCCTCATCCTCGAGGCGATCCAGGCCCACTACAAGGAAGGGGAACCCTCGTGAGCGAAACCGCTCAGGAACCACTCGCGTCAGTACCGGACCCGCCGCCGGCCGAACCGGAGCCGAAGGCCGCGAAGCAGGACACCGCCTACCTCGTGCTGTCGAAGGACGCCGACAAGGATTGGTGGATCGCCGCCGGCACGTACAACGCCGCCTCGTCGAAGGCCGCTGTGTCAGCGCACGTCAAGGCGAAGGGCTCGACGGTCGGCACGTTCGTCGCCGTGCCCGAGCGGTCATGGCACCCGCTCACGCTCAAGGTCGAGACGCAGCCGAAGATCACGCTGACGTGACAGAAGCGCCGGCGTCTCTTGCGCTACTTGTCGAGCTCGAGAAGGCCGGCGCCATCTCGGAGGTCGGGCTGCACCTATCGCGGCCCGACCTCACCTACGACGAGTTCGAGGCGATCTGCGTCCTGCTCGGCCGGATGCACGAAGCCGTCCGGTTCGCCATCGGCGACCTCATCATCCTCGGCGAGCAGCTCTACAAAGAGCAGGCGTACCAAGCCCTCGAGCGTCTCAACCTCTCCGAGAAGGGGCGGCTCGAGTACGTGCGCGTCGCCGAGAAGGTCGCGCGTAGCGTGCGTCGGAAAGACCTCTCGTGGAGCCACCACAGGGCCGTGGCTGCCCTTCCACCGAAGGAACAGCGTCAGTGGCTACGCGAGGCCAGCCAGAAGGGTTTGAGCCACCACGAGCTACGAGAGGCGCTCAGGGATGGCGCTGCGCCCGAGCCCACGGTTTGCCGCTGCTGTCACAGACCCCTCGATGGCTGAGCTGCTCGACAACGGATGGGTACTTCTGCCCGTCACACCGGCGATGATCGCGGCGGCACGACAGCGCCACGCTGAGATGATGGACGAGGCCGCGACGAGACCCGTGAAGGTGCGCGCGGTTGCTGACCCGGAACGGCGCTCGTGGGGTGTCGTCGCCGAGTTTGCCCTGCGACGGTGGCTGACGGAGCAGGGCACCCACGTCATCGCCTACGGTGGAGTGGACGGAAGGCCCGACCTCGAAGTGAACGGCGTCTCGGTCGGCGTCAAGTTTGCCCGCTATCGGGGCATGTACCGGATGAGCAACAACGTCCACGTGTTCGACGCGCACCGAGGCAGCGCGCTCCAATGGGCGTTCCACGGCAACGCCGGCGACCGCACAGACGCGATCCTGCTTCTAGGGTTCGCCTCGTGCGATCAGATCGCCGCCGGCCGGCCCGCCGCCGCCGGCGTCCCGCAGCCGAGCGGCTTCGTCCCCGCCGAGGATATGCACGAGCTGTATGTGTCGGAGCTCATGCCTCCGACAGAATGGTGCCGTGTCCTCTCACCCTAGACCGCCGAAGCGGGTCAAGGACAAGGCGCTCCTGGCCGAGCTGCATCTCGAGCTCGTGAACGAGCCGTGCGACCGATGCGAAGAGCGCGCCGGCGTCGCGCTCCACCACAAGGCGTTCAAGTCCCAGGGAGGTAGCGACGTGCGCGAGAACCTCGAGTGGCTCTGCCAGCCCTGCCATGACGAGGCGCACGGGTTATGACCGGACACCCCGCTTCGACTCTGCTCGTCGTGGCGTTCCTGGCGCTTGTGATCGACGCCGCCATCGTCTACGGCATCTACCAGCTCGTCCTCTGGCTCTAGGCCGGCGGGTCGGGCGGCTTGCTCATCCTCGACCCGACGGCGACTCCGGTGAGCCCGCCGCCGAGCGCGATCAGCGCGTCCCGTAGGGTGGCGACCGCGCTCGGGTCGGTGCCGACGAGCGTGACGGTAGTGAAGCAGCCGAGCACGGCGAGGAACGCGATCAGGATGACGTAGATGTGATCGGTGGGCAGCTTCACGGCCTGCCGAAAAGTATCCGGCGACCACCGGACGGAATACACTCTGAGTCCTCACTGATTGCCGTCAGTCGAGATGAGAGGGATGGATGGGTTGGAGTGCGCTTCAGCAGGGAATAGTCCCGTCATGCCCTCGTGGGTTTCATGGTGGACGAGTAGCTCGCCGCCGATCAGGAGCATGGTGAGTGCAGCGCGCGACCGTCGCCTGGACGTGGGCGAACATCAGTCGGGCAGCGGGCCTCTTCGTGATCCTCAGTCTGCTCATGGCGTTCCTAGCGTCCTTCATCATCGACCGGCCGCTGGACCCAGTGGTGACAGGCGCGTTCCTCGGCGTCGCAACCTTGCTCGTCGGGGGGCCGAGTGGATTACAGGCGGTGCTACGGAACGGCAACGGCGCTGCTCCGAAGTAGTCCTCGTCGCAATCGTCTGGACGCTATGGGCGCTTCAGCAGTTCGTGATCTTCTAGGCCAACTGCTCTAGGAACAGAATGTCGTCGTTCTGCGACTTCCGGTGGATGATCCGGCCGGCCTCCGTGAGCGGCTCGTGACGCCACGGCCGCTGACGCCAGCACTCGATCAGCGCCTCGACGTTCTCGCGTAGCGCGGCGGCGCGGTAGGTCGCGTACCACCGCTCTTCCTCGAATCCGTCAAGCCGAGCTCGTTCCTCAAAGACGATACGAGCAGCATCGGTGTTGCCTGCGAGCGCGAGGGTCTGCGCCATGTAGAACGTCGCTCGCGGTTCGCGCGCCTTGTAGCCGGGGTTCAGGAGCTCGATGTACCGCATCAGCTTCGCCGGCGTGTCCTCGGGGCCGGGGAAATGGGTGAACTCAAGCCCGAGGATCGGCCTGACGTTTCTTCCTGCCCCGACGAGATACTCGTGGACGGGCTCGGAGTATTCCCAGTCCAGCCCGCCCCGCATGAGCAGCGGAAGCAGCCATCGGGCGTTGCCCCCGTGGAGCGGGACCCACCATGCGTCCGTGGCGGGGTCGGTGTTCTCCGCGAGCCACTCTCGCGTGCCTTCGTGGTAGCGGGTCAGGGCCATATCGTCGTCGGGGAAGATGAGCCACTGGGCCGTATCCTTCGCGCGGGCCATCGCGAGTGTCCGGTTGTGGCCGAAGTTGCGCCACTTGTGGTCGTAGAGTCGGCCGGGAATGTCGCGGAGCATCTTGCGGATCAGCTTCCGCGTGCCGTCCGTCGAGCCGGTGTCGCAGATCGTCCATGTGTCGATGTACGGCAGGAGCGATTCAAGGGTGAGCGGGAGTGTTTCCTCGCCGTTCTTGGTAATCATCACGAGGCCGAGCAGCGGCTTGTCGGCCACTACGCCGGCCCGATGCCGCTGACGTTCAGGAACGTGACGGGAGGCCGGTGGAAGCGCCGCTCGACGGAGAGGCGAACCAGGATCGGGCCACCGTTGAAGCCGTGCGACCAGAGCAGCGGGTCGCTCGTCCCCTCGTCGGCGATGACGAAGCATCCGTGGTCGCCGGCGCCGGGGCCGAAGATCACGATGGCAGCTTTGCGCGCCCTCGTCGGGTCGGTGTAGTGCTTCAGGGCTTGGAGCATCGTGCCGGTCGTTCCCGGCCACCCGATGTTGCCCGACGGATTTTTCATCCCTGCCCACTTGTAAACGCACGCGATCCCCTGGGAACAGTCCATCGTCAGATGCTTGCCTCCCGCGAGCCGCGCCTTCATCTGCGCGCCCGAGAGCGCCCACGTCGCGGCGTCGAGCGGGCCGCGAACGTCGTGGGTCGGGTAGTCCACCAGCGGCTCGTGTGAGACGAGCAGATGGCCGATGTCGCAAATCTTCTGCCTCTGCGCGATGTTCATTTCCTCTCCCTTCAGTTGTCGATGCTGCCCGAGCACGTCGCCCCTGCCATATCGCAGCAGTAGTCGGGCGCGGGGCAGCTCGGGTCGGGCTTCGCTATATCACCACCATGCCCTCCGAGGATACTCGCGGTGATGCCGAGACTCAAGGCGTTCACGGCATCCTTGACGTTCGTGTACGTCTTGGTCAGGGCGCCGCAGTTGTCCGTGCTGAGCGCGATGTAGAGGCCGGCGTCCACTTCGCACGGCGGGCGCCACTGGATCGTGAACGGTTGCAGCGGCGCGTAGGTCGCAAGCGGCGCCGTGTTCGCCACCCACTGAATGTCGAGGATGCCGTCCGTGATCGTTACGGTGTTGCCGGTCGGGTCGAAGTTCGTGTAGAGGGTCTTGAGGATCAGCTCTTCCGCCGAGTTGAACGCGCAGCGGCATGGCGAGCTTGTGATGTCGAAGAACCCGGAGTCGTAGACCCCGAAGATCGGACCCGGCTTCGCGCCGCAAGCTGTGGCTACCCCGACACCGAGGCTTCCCACCGACGTTCCCCCACTGGCCGTGAAGCGCACGCGGGCCTGAAGTTTGTACCCGGACAGATAGCCGTCAAGGAAATCGAACACGCGCACGAACGGCCACTGAGCCTCCGTCGGTGACGAGCCACCAGGCCCCGGCGTCGTCGTGAACGACAAGAGCTGGTAGCTGCTGATGACGGCCGACGGCACGATGGGGGAGAAAATCTCCGCGTCGATGCAGACTGGGAATCCGTTCCACTTGCACGAGCCGTCGTCGGACGTGAACTTGATCTGCGGATCGTGGGCGCTTCCGTCGCCGAGCTCCACGAACGCCGCCGAGCCGACTGAGAACGGGTAGCTCACCAGGAGAAAACGTAGACCGCGCCGTTGCCGCCCGTGCCGCCCGCGCCACCCGACGTAGCTCCGCTCGTCGTGGCCGCTCCACCGCCGCCCCCGCCGCCGGCGGGAATCCCGCCCCACCCGCCCTTGCCGGCCGAGCCGGTGAGCCCTCCGGTGTATGATCCGCCCCCGCCGCCGCCAGCGCCGCCGTAGTTCAGATTTCCGGCCGCGCCCGTAGCACCGTCACTCGTCGGGCTAAGCGCCGCCGCCGCGCCAGCCGCCCCGCCGCCACCAGCGTTCGTATCGTCGAAGGCGTGTTGCGCGCCGCCTGTGCCGCCAATCACCCCAATCGGCGAGGGCGTCACTAGGCCACCACCGCCCCCGCCGCCGCCGCCGCCGTTCCTCGACGTTCCCCCCTTGCGTGCCACCGCGTCGGTACGTGTCCCACCAGCCGCCCCTCCACCCTGCATCGCCGAATGACCGATAGCGGAAGAGACGCCGCCGCCGCCGAACTCGCCGAAACCCACCGTGCCAGCCGAGGGATTCCCACCGCCGACCGTACTCGTGCCGGCCGAACCGCCGTCACCGCCGTTGGCCTCGTTGCCGCCGCCCGCGCCGCCGGGATTGTTTGACCCCGATCCTCCATGCCCACCACCGCCAGCCACAGCGATGACAGGGTTGCCGAAGCTGGAAGCCCCGCCAGCGATGCCGTTTCCGCCCACCCCGCCAGCGGCCACGCCACCCGCCCCGCCCGTGCCGCCCTGACCAACGATGACTTGCTCCTGCGCCGCCAGAAGAAACGCCTCGAACATTCGCTCGATCCTGCCGCCACCGCCGCCGCCGGAACCGCCCGATCTGAAAGCCACGGCGCTACCCGACTGACCGCCTGCGCCGCCGCCGCCAGCGCCGAAGAGGATGACCTTGACGGCCGTGACGCCGGCAGGCTGAACCCATCCCGACGCGCCCGTGAATGTCCCTGGGTCCGTGAAAGACTGAAGATCGACAGCGACGCCACCGCCGCCCGCACCCGTGATTCCTTGCGCCCCTTGAGCTCCCGTGGCCCCGGTGGGACCCGTGATGCCCTGGGAGCCCTGAGCACCCGTGGCACCCGTGGGACCCGTGACTGTCGCGCCTGTGGCGCCTGTGGCGCCCGTGGGTCCCGCCACCGTCGAGGCTGCGCCCGTCGCTCCCGTGTGACCCGTGATCGACGCGCCCGTTGCACCCGTCGCTCCGACGAGTCCCTGGGCGCCCGTGGCACCCCGCGAGCCCGTCGGCCCCGCAGGACCGGACGAGCCCGTCACGCACGCGACGGCGCACAGACTCACATCACCCGTGGAGGCATCCACGATCCACGCGACCGGCTGATTCGACGAGTCCGACCCGATGATGACCAGATCGCCTCCGGGCCTCGACCCGACCGGCAGCGTGAACACGACGGAACAGTCGGCGCCCCCGGTGACGAACCCCTCGATTTCGAGGTCGTCGTCGCAGAAGCGGTAGCGGAGGTCTTGCCACGGCGCACCGACGTTCGCCCAACTGTTCTGAAAGACGGTTACGTCCGTGAACGCACCGCAGCCTGCGCCGCCCGCAGCGCCCGGAGGCCGGCGCTGAAGCTGGTACTGGCCGAAGCCCTGCTTGACGACGGTGCGCTCGAGGCGGGGCTCAATGAGGGGCCGGCTCAGTTGAATCCCTCCTGATCGGACGAGACTTGCAGCTCGGACAGGGCCGGGACGGACTCTTCGGCGTCCCAGGCAATCGTGAACTCGTAGATGCGCTGCACGCCCGAGAAGCCGCCCTTGACCTCGGACGCGGCCTCGACGAGCACGAGGTCGGCGATGTCGAACGACCCGATTTCGGTGTCGCGCGTCGGGGTGATGTGGACGAGGTTGCGGGGGAAGTTGCGAATCCACGACTCGTTCGTCCAGAGCACGCGGAAGAGGTCCTGGCCGACGACGCCGGCGTTCCCCACACAGTCCACGCCGTCGCCGGCGCGACTCTTCGAGTCCCACACTTGAATGTCCATGCGAACGTCGTAAGCCTGCTGCGACAGATAGCGCGACACGCCGAGCGGATTGTTAGTCGAGCTCGCCGGGGGCGATAGGCGTCCACCGGGAGGGCAGCGCCAGTACGTCCAGAAGTCTTGCCACGTCGCGCCGACACCGGGCTCGCTCGTCGCGGCAGACGTGTGGGACGTGATGCAGATGTATTCGTAGGAGCCGTGCGACACGCGATCAGCGGTGGCGCCGTCCACATACGGGGTCGCGAGCGCCCACGCGCCGGCGTTCGTCGCGTTCGGGTTGAAGGCGGGCTCGTCGCCCGTGATGTTCGCCTGCCAGTGTTGGTCGTCGCACTTCGGGCCGAGGTAGTACCACAGCTTGTTACAGACGTTCGACATATCCTCGTTCCAGCGGAGCGCCCTAATGTTGTAGGCGCCCATGCCGTACTGGAAGGCGATGCTCGAGTGGAGGTCGAGGCCGGCGGAACCCTGGTAGATGTCGAGCTGCCCGTAGTTGTCGGACACGTCGAACTCGATGGGCGTGCAGACCAGATCGAGGTAGCCGGTGCCGATCAGGAGCGAGGCGAACTCGGCCATCGTCATAGGCCAGTCCGTCGGGTCAGCGCCGATAGGCACGGTGCCGCCCTCGACGCTGTTCAGCCGCATCCGTAGCGGCCCCTCGGCGTCGGTCGGCGGGGGGCCACCGCCACCCGTCGTCGTGTTCTCCGAGTTGTTGAACATCGCCTGCGCGGTCTGCGGCGCGAAGATGTACGTCTCAAGCAACGTCGGCATCGAGAAGTCGCCGTCGTCGTCACGGACGGGCCGGTGCTGCCACAGCTCGAACGGGTCGGACGAGTTGAACACGGTGTAGCCGCCGTTCTCGTCGGCCGTCGTCTCACAGTCGAGGACGCGGCCGTGGTGAATGAGGCCAGCGTTCGTCGGCCACGTCGAGAGGTAGATTTTGAGGTACGACCCGGCCGTCGGAAACTGCGTGCCGAACACGTCAGCGATGGCCTGCATGTTCAGCGTCACCGACGCGGTGCTCGTCCGGTTCAGCCTCTTCGTGACGGAGCCGGCCGTGCAGAGCGAGGTCACGTCCACGTCGTCGAGCACGACAGTCGCAATCGTCCCCTGCGTCGTCATCGGCTACGTGCTCTCAACCCACGCCGGGTCTTGCGCGAACAGGCCGAAGTTGAACGTCCTCACCGAGTAGTTCTGATCCGGGGGACACTCGAGCGGCACGTCGTTACGGACGACGAGCTGGCGCTGTGTCTGACCCGTCGGCCTCCACGTCAGCGTCCCCGTCGCCGTCTCAAGCGCGGAGATACTGTCGAGCGCGATGCGGAGCTCGTCCTCCATATCGTTCCAGAGAGTCATCTGCGCCGGCGAGCAGAGCGGCTCGGAGAGGACAAGGAACACGCCGTCGATAGCGATGTGCCTGCCGCGCTTCCACCAGTTGTACGTGAGCGATCCGTCGCCGAAGCCTACGGAGTCGATGGGCGCGCTGATCGGGGCGCCGGCGAGCCCGGTCGGAATGTCCTGAATATAGAACTGGTCGGTCGCGCCGCTGTTGAACGTGATCGTCCCGGCGGGAGTGACGAGCACGTATTCGACGGAGAGGTCAGGCATCAGACGGTATCCGTCGCGGTGGCCTGCGTGGTGCGCTGATGCGTCGCCTCCGGGTGCGTGCGCTGCGCGACGACCCGCATGAGGACGGTGAGCATCTGCCGCTGGACGTGGATCAGCGTGGACATCTGGCTCATGCTCGCACCCTTCTGAGCGACGTGCGTCTGCGTCGCCGTCGAGACGGCGCTACCAAGATGCGTGCCCCCCGCCGGCACCGGCCCGCCGAGGCCCGCCACGGCGCTCACGCCGATCCCACCGCCGGCGCCGCCGCCGACCGTGCCCGCAGCGACGTTCGTCGGGATGAGGTTCGACAGGAGGTTCCCGACGAACCCGGCTCGAGCGGTCAGGAAGAGGAACTGGGTTTCCTTCACGGCGTCGTTGCGCTTCGCGAGCTCCTTGTTGAGCGCCCTGATCGCGGCGTTCTGCTCGGCGATGTCGTTGCGGAGGCGCTTCGTCGCGATGATGTCGCCACGGACGGCGTGCTCGCGTGCCACGTCGAGCGCGATCCGCCGCTTCCGCGCGGCAATCTCGGCTTGCTTGTTGTTCTCCGTCTGCGCGAGCGAGATGTCGAGGTCGATGCTCGTCGCCGCGAGGTTGAACGCATTGGCTCGACGCTGCTGCCTGTTCTGCGCGATCTGCGCGTTCAGCGCCTTCTCCGCGATCTGCGACGTGACGAGCTGGACGGTCAAGTCGTGGATCGTGGCGGTTCGCAGCTTCACGTCGATGATGCTGCGTGCAAGGACGAGCCGATTCTTGATACTCGCCTGCCGCGCGTTTTCGAGGGCTATGTTGTCTTGCAGGCTTGCCGTCGCGTCGGCGCGAAGTTGCGGAATGTCCAGCTTCCCGGCGAGCCCGCTGATCGCGTCGATGATGTTTTGGTCGGCCTGAGCGATGAGGTCCTGAACCGTCTGCACGGCGGCGGCTGCATCGGCCTGGATTTGCTTCGCGGCGTTCGTCGCGTCGTCGGCGATCTGCTTCCTGATCGTGCGCTCCTGCTCGATGATCGCGAGAAGGTCCGTGCGCTTCTGACGCAGCGCCTTGACCGCCGTGTCGTGTCCCGGCCCTCCTGCTGTGGCAGCGGCGGCTACGCCTGCTGCGGCAACAGCGGCCCTCGCCGTCGCCTCCTGCTTCGCGAGATTTGCGAGCTGCTCAGCAGGGCCACCACCCTTGATCTGGATTTGGACCGCCTGATCTTGCAGCTTCGCCAGCGTCCCGCCGAGCCTGACGCCAATCGCGTTCGCTGCCGCGAGTGCTGCTGACTCGACGGTGCCGATGGCCTCGGCGAACGCCAGGACTTTCTTCGTCTCGAAGGCGTTCTCCGCGTCGGCGTGTAGCTTGTTGAAGCCGACCGAGAGGTCGTGCTGATTTCCGGCGACCTCGATGAGCGCCCGGTCGAAGATTCTCGGATCGTGGTCCCGGAACGCCTTGACAGCCGCCTCGTGCAGCTTGTCGAGGTCGGTGGTGCCGCTCTTGAAGGCGTCGTTGATTCCCTCGATCTGCCGCTTGGCCGCTTGAATCTGAGCGGGCAGACTCGACTTGGCGAAGTTCAGGAGGTCGCTGAAGAACCCGCCCTTTTTGTTGCCGCCCGATAGCTTGTTGAGGTCGGCGGCGAGCGAGGTCGCCTTGTCGTCGATCTTCTGGAAGATGCCTACAACGTCCTTGCCGGTTTTCACCGTGTCGGTCAGGAGCGGGACCAGCTTCTCGCCGATGGCGGCGCCGAGGTTCGTGATTTCGGCCTTGAGGATGCGCGAGCTCCCGGCGAGCCCTTCCTGCCGGCGCTGCGCTGCACCCTGCGCGTTGGCCGTCTGCTGGAACAGCAGCGTTTCGCGCGCGAGTGTGCGGTCGGCGTTCGTCAGCTCGCTCGTCAGCTTCTTGCCCGACTCGGCGAGCGCCTCCGCGTTCACAGCAGACGCGCTCAGATTGACGCCGAACTGACGGAGGCCGCGCGAGTTGCCTGCCAGCCCGAGAGCAATCGCCTTCAGCGTTTGATCGACCGGCACGTTCGCGAACGCCGCCAGATCAGCGCCTAGCTTTACGAGGTCCTCCGAGAGCTTGGGGAGGTTCTGGTGAGTGACCTTCGCCGCCTCAAGAATGTTCCCGATCTGCCCCTCGAACTTCAGAGCCTCGGTCGCCGAGATGCCGAACGTGGCGGCAAGCCCGCGAGCGTCGTGCTCGAGGCTGGCAGCCGCCTCGCCGAACACCTTCTCTACGCGCGCCCCTGCCTCGATTTCCTTGTTGGCCTCGTCGAGCGCCTTTGCGATGATGGTGACGGCCGCAGCGCCGAGCAGGAATCCGCTCGACGCCGCCAGCGTCGCACCCCTGATCTTGAACAGCGACAGCGTGTTCGCCTCGATACCGCGCCTGAGCTGCTCGTTGCGCCTGACTTGAGCGGCCGAAGCGCGCTCGTTCTCGATCTTGGCGGCGGTGTCGGCCTCTAGCGCGACGGCCTCCGCTTTGGCGGCGAGAGCCGCCTCCAACGTCGCGGCGGCGTCGGCCTGCTGTGACTCAGCGCCCTTCAGCCCTGCCGCCGCGACAGCCTTCTCGCTGGACGCGACCGCCGCGTTCGCCGCCTTGAGTACCGAGCGAGCCTTCGCGAGCTCTGTTGTCTTGCCGATGGCCGCTGTCGAAACCGCCGTGACCCGCTCCTGAGCCACGCCGACGAGTTGCTCGGCTTTCCCGAGGTTCGCCTCCTGCGTCGCGAGCTCGCGGTCGGTGATGATCTGCTGCGTCCGGGTCTTAGTCAGCTCTTTCGTCGCCACGGACGCCTGGGTCGCCGACGCTGCCGCCGCCTGATTCGCCTTGACGACGGTCTGAGCACCCTTCGTCTCCGCGACGACTGGGATACCGACGACGACCCCTTCCTGCGCCTTCCGAAGTTGGGCGATCAGGCTCGCCCGGAACTTGCTCGTGTCCGGCGTGATGAGGACTGACGCTTCAGCTAGGAACTCGCTCACCGCACCCCGCCCATCATCTTCTGCAACTCGGCGAGCGCCCGCGCGTTATCGACCGGGGTCGGCAGATTCGGTGCTTCCAGAGCGTCGAGGCCGAGGCTCTGATCGACGTTCGACGTGGCTGTGAGCAAGTCCATTCCGATCCTCACGTAGCTTTCGACGGCCAGCGCGTAGCCGGCGTTGAGTGCATCTCCGATGGTGAGGGACTCCGCATCGCCGCCGGCGAGCGTTACGCGCCCTTCGATGAGCCGGCGGTTTTCCCAGGCCCAGGCTGCGAGGCTACGGAGTCCGTCGTAGGGAGGTCAGACTGAGCCTCCCACGTCCACCGCGCCAGCTCCAAGAGCTCGCCGTAGGAGGGACCCGCGTCGCCGGAGCAGAGCTCACGCCACCGCTTCGAGGCGCCGTTGCCGTCCTCTACTGCGTCGGCGATCCGGTCAATGCACATCTGCGTGAACGCATCGGTGTCGTCTGTCTTGACGAGCGACTCGCGCTCCGTCCATTCGCCGATCATCTTCAGCGGCATCATGTGGATCGTGAACGTGTTGCCCCCGAGGACGAAATCGAGGTCGCGCTGCTTTCTCAGCTCGTCGAAGTTACGCGGCATGTGAGGGTGACGCCCCTTTCTCTAGGAGGTCTCGAGGTCGTCGTAGCCGTCGAGCGCCGCGCGTAGCGTCATCGTCCACCCCGCGCACTTGCCTTGCTCGCCGACCGACTGTGCTCCCTCGAATACCAAGTTGGAGCAGAGACTAAGGAAGTCACCGGACCTCCACATGGAGAAGATGTGGTTATAGAGCGCCCAGGCGTCGGCGTTCGTCTGTTCCGCCGCCGCCTCGAGGTCGCTCGTGAGCGGCATGGTAGTGAGGATTTGGCCCGTCCTCGAGTCCGGTACGCACCGGATGATCGTCGTCACGAGCCGCACGTAGATTTTCTTCCCCGTGACGTTGCGCTTGCCGGCGTTCAACCCTCCCGGCGACACGTCCATATCGCCGATGTCGCGCACGTGAACGGTGAGCTGCGGGCAGCAATCGAACGAGGGGATGCCCGGAGACACGAAGGCCCGCTCCGGGGCACCCTCGAGCCCCGGAGCGAGCACAGGGATCGTGTTGAGCGCATCCTCGTCGGCTGCGAGCAGCTCGAGCGCGAGCGCCTGAAGGTCAGGAGGACCGGCCAAAGCGGAACCCATCTCTGAGGGCATCGGTCAGCCAGGGCCGGCCGTTCTGGTCGTGGAAGGCCGGGTAGTTGAAGTCCTGCCGGGGGCTGAGCGCGTCTGTGCCGATGACGGCGAAGAGTCCGACGGCGCTCGAGTCGATGCTCGCCTTGATCCCGTCCAAGAGATGCCGCGACCGGATGCCGATGATCGACCCGGAGGCGTTGTGCCGTGCCTGCTCTTCGACGCTGAAGGCGCGCGTCGCGAGGTCGATTCCTACCGGCCCGTTTGTCGAGCGGAGGAACCTCGTCAGCGCAACGTCATTGACGACAACGGTCACGTCGCCGTCGGCAGACCGACCGCCTGCGCGAACTGAAGCTCGCGCGTCGGCGTCCAGAGCATCGGGAGCCGGACGAGGCCCGTCGGGTTGTAGGCGTTCAGGAAGGCATCGACGGCGGGAATGTTCGTTTTCCAGCCGCGCGGGATCGAGCGTCCACCCTTCTCGAACGCCCACCCGATGAACGAAGGCTTTTCGACGACGAGCCCCTGACGGAGCACGCGGATCGTGTCCTGCGGAAGATCGCACGGCGCGCTCACACACTGTTTGTAGAGCTGGCACGCGAGCTGCTCAGCGGCCAGCTTCCCCGACGCCGGCACTTCGCGGCCGTAGGTGTACGTGACGGCCCACGTTCCCGGCTGCGTCTCGTCCAAGTCCATGTTCTGACACCCCGGCCAATGCTCCCACGTCTCGTCAGAGGCGTCGGCTCGCACACGAACGAGCCAGCGGTTGCGATCCACCCGGTACGTCGCCGGATCGACCACGGCGCCGTCGATCAGAACCTCGACGACCTCTTGCACGTAGCCGGCGAGCAGCGTCCTCGAGAGCGGTCGGCAGCCGCAGCGGTCTCCGCTGCATCCCCACGCCCCGTAGCCCCATCCGTACAGCGGATCGACGAGGTACGGGTTCCAGACGATGTGGCCGCGCGAGAGGATTTGCCACGGGCACGCGCACGAGTCGGAGCAGGGCCGGACGGTGCGCTCGCAGATGCCGGGGAACAGTCGGAGCGAATACTGGAAGAGCAGCTCGGAGGCGATGTCGGCCACCGCGTCGAAGATCGTCGCGTCGGAGGCGTCATCGACGGAGCAGCACTCGGCTACGTCGGCACCGTCAATCCAGGGTGTGCAGAGCGGCATGGCGCCTCCATTGTTGCCGAGTGGTCGGAGAGCGCCTCGTTCGGGACGAGGCGCTCTCCGTTACGAGTCTACGAAGTCGCTGTGACGTTCTGCTTCGCGCACTCGGCGGTCGGAGGATCGTGGTCTGTCATCCACCAGCCGCCCTCTTCGATGTGCGTGTTGTCCGGCGGGCCGTCACCATACGGCCCGACTCCCCACAGCGGGTTCGTCTGCGAGTAGCCGGCGAGCACCGGCTGTGTGAGGTCCTCGCCGAACGAGTTGTTGCCCAAGTGCCAGATCGTCCTCGGAAAGACGAAGTGGAACCAGGGCAGCGTGGAGTCCTGCGCCGACCCGTTGATGTTCTGCGTCCAGAACTCGAACGCAACGGCGTCCTGATCCGTGTCGCAATCGAGAGCGCCGGGATAGTTCACACCCACGGTGTCGGAACCGTCGAGGATGCCGTCAGCCCCGAGCATGAACTCCTGCACGACGGGCTCAAGCGATCCGTCGGTGAACTCGAACTCGAACCAGTTGAACGTGTCCGGTGCCTTGAAGCGGGCCAGCGAGCAGCCGCACCCGTTCCGCAGGCTGAACGTGTTGCCGGTGTCGATGTTCGGCGTGAGCGTTACCGTGACGGGCTTGTCCGTGACGTAGCTGTTCGCGCCTGCGATCACCGAGCCGCGAGAATCGACCCTCGTGAGACGGATGGTGCAGACTCCGAACGAGACTCCGCATGTAACTGACATCTGTTCTTCCTCCCCTCTCTACGAGGTCGTCTACGGCGCCCAATCGACAAGGACGCCAACTTGGAGCGCCGTGTCCCAAGTGGCGAGAGCAGCGCGCTCAGCACGGAACGTGACCGTGTTGTCCGAGCGGTCGAGCGACGTGCGTAGATCGGAAAGGGTCGGAGCTCCGAGTCGGACCTCCACCGCGCCGGTCGCGTAAATCCAGTCTTGCCCGTCTCCGGGGCCGGCCTTTCCTGTCGGGTGGACGCCGATGTAGCCGCCGCCCGAGACGACGGGCGTGCCGTTCAGCGTGAAGAGGTTGCCCTCTTCGTCGCCTTCCAGCTTGTCGCCTTGAAGAAGAGAGATGACGGCCGGCGTCGCGTGGATCATTCCCCTGATCCCCGTCTCGCCGATGGCGTTCTCGAGCCGTGCGAGTCCCTCAGCAGCCGAGATGCCGTTAGCCCCGAGCTGCACGAGGTTCACGTCGCCGAGCGCCGGGTTGCTGAGCCCGACGACGCCGTGGGCCAGTCCGAACTCGACGCCCCACGACCCGTTCGCCTCGAACGCGACACGGGTCATTTCGCGCAGGCCGTTCGACGAGAACATCGAGCACGTCGTCGGGACGTACACGACGAACGCATCGAATGTCGGGAGCGGCCTGTTGTTGCCGTCCTCTTTCACCCTTGTCGTTCCTCCCGCGCACGGGTCCCACACGAACGGCGGGTCGGTCGGGAAGGTGTCGAGGACAACACCGTTCAGCCAGCGGCCGTCGTCGGCAACGACGACCCCCGGCGTGTTCAAGAGCGAGTGCGGTGGGGCGACCGGACGGGGGCCGTCTAGATCGAGCCTCACCCCTGCTGCTGTCAGTGTGCTCATGTATCAGCCTCCGTCCGGTCGTTTCCCTCAGTCGCTCAGTCGCAAGTCCGAACTGTTCCGAGCGGCGGGTACTGGCCGCTGGCGCAGATGTCGGTCGTCTCCCAGTACGCGGCCTGTGCAGGCCCGATCCGGGCGACGTTCTCGAACGACTCACCGAAGATTTGGAAGTCGTTCGTGGAGTTGAGCGTCGAGTCGCGCACGATGCCGAGCTCGAGCGACGCCATATCGAGATGCAGGAACGTCCCGGCGGGGAACATGCCCCACTGGATCACGTCGGGGAACGCCTCGAGCGCGGCCTGGTCGCCCTGTGCTGCGTCGGCGATCATGCTCGGCCCGTCGGTGCCGACCCCGTTGCCCAGGAGCGGCGTATCCATGTACCACGTCACGTCGATGCCGACCGAGGCGAGGTAGCCCTCGATGTCGCCGCGCGTGCGGTACGAGTCGAACTGCTTCTGCACCGTGTCGAGCAGGAGAATGTCGAGGGCGACGCGCGGCAGGAGCGCCACGAACCGGGCCTCGTTCGGAAGGCGCAGGCGGGACCGAATCCCGAACTGCGTCTTGGTGATCGCGTCCATGAGGTACGTCAGCGCCGAGAGCGTCTCCGCGCCCGACGAGACGTGAACGGACAGCGACTTGATCTGGCCGAGAATGTAGCCCTCGGCGACCCGCGCGTGCGCGGCCATCGTGAGCTCATTCTCGTGGGCGATCTTCTCGGGCCACGCCATCGCGTTCAAGTTGCCGAACTCGCGGCAGTGGGAGATGACCGTGACCGCGTACTCGGTGTACGTCGGGCACGACATATCGAGGCACGACTTGGTGGCGAACGTGCCGCCGAGCTCGTCCTCTGCCGCCGTGATGACCGTGATGGCGCCGGCTGCGTCGGCGATGGTCGTCGGCGTCGGGACGTTCACGCCGCCGCGCTGTGCGCGGAAGTTCGGCAGGGCGTCCCGCACCGGCCGGTCACGCGATGCGAGCTGCGGCATCGAGTAGATCGGCTCCAACGGAGCACAGAACCCGCCGGATGCGACCAGCGCGTCGAGGCCGGTGTCGCCCAGGAACGGCGATCCGACGGCCGCGATCTTCTCCGAGTTGCCCTGCCAGTCGGACGGGTTCAGGACCCGCTCTTCCGGGTAGTTCTCGGAGTAGTCGAGCGACGCGACGAGCCACCGCTCTTCACGGCCTCCTGCGACGTGCGACGGAGGCCCGAGAGCCTTCGCCATCTTGCCCACCGCGTCGGCGAGCTCTCCGCGTGTCTCCAACTGCGTGCCGGGGACGGTCGCGGGGATCAGACCGGAGGCCACGAACGCGAGCGCCTTCTCGGGCTCGCTGACGGCCACACGGTCGGCTGCCGGCGCCGGGGGTGCCCGCCGCAGACGCGGCTTCTCGGGCTCCGGGGTGGCGTCGGCGACGAGTGCCGGCTCGCGTGCGTCGGCGGTCGCCTCGG